GAGCCAACCGCCTCCAGTATTAAAGCTGGTATGGAGGCCGACCGCCTTGCCTTCCGAAATGACGCCATCGATACGCTCATCAGCGGCGCAAAGGACGATATCGCCGCTGGAGTCACGACGGCAGAAACATTCTTCCTTGTCGGTCAAATCCACGCCGCTGGGACCGCAATCGGTAAACAGGCCGTCTTGCTTCTGGGTCGCCATTTTCTCTTACTCCCTTGTCTAAGCGGTCGCCCGCAATTCGTTTCGCCCGGAGCCGCGATTAAGCGGCGGCTGGGATTTGGCTTGCCTCATGATAGGCTTTGAACAATTCCGGATATTCGCCGCGCGCCTTTTGCATAGCGGCATGCTGCGGAATATCGTCGCGCTTGGCGATTTCGTTGACTTTCGCCATATAATCGCCGCGCGCCTTCTGGGCATCGGCAATCTTGTTGACGTCCTGATGGCCAGTCTCGGTAAAGCCAGCCTGAGCCATTTTCTGGGCCGATGTCATGATCGCATCGAGCGCCTTCTGGGCATCGGCGGTCATAACCTCGCGGGCTTTCAAAATAAGCGCCTTTTCGACATCAGTGCCGACGACAGCGCCAAATTCATCACCCGCCCGCTTTTCGAACGACTGCATGGCGATGGTATCTTGCTGCTTTTCGATTTGGGCCTGCTGGGCTTTGAGGATCGCAAACTGCGCCTCGCCCGCGACTGACTTGCGGATTTCAGTATCGCCGACCTTGAGAATTTCATCTTCGCCGCGCTTTTTCATTTCTTCGAGCGCATCCTCGGCGTCTTTCTTTTCCTTTTCGGAATCAGCCGACTTGGCAATAGCGGCATCGCGCGCCTTTTCGGCAGCGGCCAAATCGGTCTTGGCCTTGGCCAATTCCGCATTTGCATCGTCCAGTTGCTTCTGGATATCACTCATTTCCGATACTCCCTTTTCAAGATACTTTAGAAGTTCCGCCTCGATATCCGGGCTTTTGTCGGCGACTTCCCGGAGGAAGTTTTCAACGCTATCCCTGAGCATCGCTTGCTTGGCATCCCAACCAATCTTGCTATCCCCTATAATACTGCGAATCGAATCTGTCACCGCGTTTATTGCGGGCCAAATTTTATCGAGCGCGGCCCAATGTTTCCGGTCTTTTTCCGAATCTTCCAAGACAGACGCAAAGCTGCGCGCGCCATCGGCGGTATCGATATATTTGAAAATGGGATCGGCCAGCGTCGACTCGGCGCGGCGCTTCCATATGACAGCGCGCGCGCCCTCTTGCGCTGGATCATCGACCGCCGATAGTTCGTCCAGCTTTAGGGTGTGAAATTTGCCCCGGATAAATCCGCCCTTACCATCACGCATCTGGTTGAAACTCCCCTGAACCGCCCACGCTAAAGCCTTTATACTCGCCGGACTTGAATTTGGCTAGCACACCCTCGTTCGGCTTCATTGCCAAAAGCCAGCCGGTCTTGCGCGTCGTAATTTCCAGCGCCTTGGCGATATCGGTCGTCATTGGAAATGATGCGACAATTCTTCCGATAGGCTCTCCGCCGTGCATTTCCTTGGCAATAGCGCCGCCAATCATGAAATCTGTCGTTCCCGAAATCACGCAATCTTCGGTAAAATTATCCTGATGGTGATCATAATAATCCTCGCCATCGATTTTACAAATGATGCCCCAGCCAAAAACAAGGCCGTGCTCGATTTTCTCGATTTTCTGGACTTTGGTGATTGCGACTTTTTCCACTACGTCGTCCTTTGCTACAAAATCAGATTGGATATCCGCAAATATCTCCGGCCCCAGCACGATAGGGCCATCATATGCCTCCATACCCGATGTATCCGCATCGCCATTCTCCCATGAAAGCGAAATATGGCAAAGCAAATCTGGATAATCGGAATGCGCGCCCGCCGCTATCAATTCGCGCCAGCGCCGGGACAGGGCCGCCGATTCAAATTGCAAGGCCAGCACCGGCTCGTCATCCTTGCCCAGACGCTTGAATGCGCGCGGGCCGCCGCTGATGGTCAGCGTCTCGGTATCGGGGCGCAAATCGCCTAATTCAAATTCGCGCTTTGAATAAAGGATCGTGACATGCAAATGCTCTGGGAGCATGACGGTCGGCAATCCCGCCGCCTTTGCCCATGCAAATATTTCGGCTGCATTGATGACATTGCGCGATACATAGAGCGATTGAATGGCCATGCGGCCAAATAACACATCATCCCTTGATGCGATAGACCACCGCGCATCGGCAATTTATTCGGCTATCGGCGGGCGCGGACGGATCGCCGGGAAACATCAAAAGCGAGCCTTTGCCGTCAACAAATGGCTGGTCCATCCCGCGCATCTGGCCTTGCATGGTATCGTGCCAATCGCGGGTCCGCTTGTCGGCAGTGCGGAACCATTCGCGTTCAATCCGGTCTGGCTCCAATCCCAATTGCGTCATCATTTGCCGGGCTGCATCATCGCGGGCCATTGACGTCGCTGTCAAGCCTTGGGTGCGCGCGATATTTTCCGAGCGATGAATCAGATAGCGCTCCCGATATCGCTGAACCATTCGGTCGATTTGCTGGGGCGTTAATGGATCGGCGCGGGGCCGGGTCGCGCGCTCGACGCTTCGGTCAAATCGTCGGTCCCGCAAAGCCCGGTCCAATGCGTTGCGGCTCTGCGTTTCGAGCGCGCGGCGATAGCTGGCGACGTGGCTTTCCTGATATGCGGTAAGACCAATAGCTTGCCGGAATGCCCGTGCCATTGCCGCCGTCCCGTCGCCTGTGCCAAAGCCGCGCGACATCGCTTGCCGGACAGCCGCGCGCTGGTCCGATGAAAATTGCCGGATTTGCTGCATTTTCTGTTGCTGGATTTTTGCCGCCGCCGCCGGATCGCTGGGATCGAAAAAGACCGCTACAACCGGATTGGCCAAATCGGCGACAAAGCCCGCCATAGCGCTCCGGCCTGCATCGGCAAAGGAGTCGGCAAACGCTTGCGTGACCACCGCATAATGGCGGTCCAATATCCCCAGCGCGTCATCAATCCGGCCCGCTGATAGCAAGCGCTTAATCTCGGCTAGGACAGCCGGGTCGTTGGTCTTGGCGATGAATGACAGAAATGCGTCGCGGATGCGCTTTTCCTGTCGGGCTAATAGCGCTTCGAATTCGTCAAGCTGGCTTGCCATTCAACCATTCCTCATCTGGCGCGCCCAGATATTCGCGCGTCCATCCCGACATTGATTTGACTCGGCCTTGCAATTTATGGCCATAACGCTGCCATGCGTTTCGATATTGGCGCGCCTCGGTCCATTGCTTGGCGACGCCCTTATGGCAGAAAGTCTGGCGCAAAGGAATTCCGGCGCAAATGATTTTATCGGCCCCCAATTCAATGGCAATGCGGACGCATAGCAAACCGCTCGAACCACCCCAGATATCGATAGGCCGCGCGCCCGCTATCGCGCAATGGACCGCCCTATGGCGCGGATACCAATAATTGATGACAGGCGGATGCCCAGCGATAGCGCGCTCCCTTATCCATTTGGGCAATAGGTCGGGATGCATGCTGGCCCAATGGTCGATGCGGCCCGGATAATCGCGGGCGGCATGATTGCATGCAATGATGATGGCATTGGGCGCTAAGGCCAAGGCGGCGGCTAAATCATCGTCCATGCAATTGGCCGAGCCAAGAGCAATAGCGATCATTGCTGCTTTGCCCGCCACCAATTCCATTCGTAGGCATATTCGCATGATGCAAAGCCGTCCATGCGTGGGAGCCCCAGCGTAAAATGCACCAGCTTGGCCGCTGGATTTGGGGGATAGACGCCTACCAGATGGTTCCATTCGCGGGGCAATTCGCCAATCAAAGCATCATCGAGCCAGCAGAATTGATGTAGGTTGCGCCCGCGCGCGAGATTGACGGTATTGATATCCAGCGCGCTATTGGCGGGATGGTCGCAATTGAAAAGCATCAGGCTTGACCAATTCTTGCGCGGATAGGCGGTCTGGATTTGGCCGTCCATCTTGACGCCCTCGGCTGGCTCATAATCGTGCTTGACGACCATGACGGCATATTGCGGGTCGGCCAGCGCGAATAGCTCGGCGATATCGGCGCATGCCATAAAATCACAGTCCATGAATATCGCCCATCCGGACTCGGCTAGATGCGGGGTGAGGAACCGCGTCAATGCAAAGTCAGTAGACATCGGCGCTTGGCTAATAGTGTCCCATTGGCAATAAGTCTCGGTGCGCGGATTGAAGCGCTTTTCATGATCGCGGTGATATAGTCCGCGCTGGCGCATATCGCCGATTTCGATTGGCTGGACAGGGATATTGATGCTGGATTGCATCAGGATGGAAAGGCGCGCGATGCGGAATGCATCGGCCTCGCGGGCATCGTAGCCGATGAATATCGAACGCTTTGTCATTTGCCTTTGCGGTCGCCTTTTTCATGGCGGGACCATTTCCCCAGCATGCTATGCGGCCAGACATGCCCGCTTTGCCCTGATTTGACAAGATGATGCTCGGAAAGCTGACAAGCCTCGCGGGCGGCATCCCAGATAAACGCACTGTGATATTCGCGCATTTCGAGGAATTGATCGTCGGTATAAGTCTCGGCGAGAACAGATAAGAAATTGCGCGTCTTATTCGATATCCGCACAGCCCAGAACCCAATCTCGCTATGCGTCCCGGCGCGATTGAGGAACATGACATCGGCCCCGCGCAAGCCGTCTTTGATCGCCGCGATATCGGGCTTTGCGGTCGTCACCACATCGCCGTCCAACCATATCAGGATATCGCCGTCATCGAGCCATCGGGCCGCGTCACGGGGGATTAAGATTTGCTTGAAAAACTTAAGGGCATCATATCGGAAATTGTAACCTTTAGCCAAACATGACTTTTTCCAGCTATGACCTTCGCCGGGCTGGCGGCCAGACAGGATCGGATTGTCGAAATGCCGGGCATAGAATTCAGCCGCGCCGGGGATATCGAAAAGCATCTTATTGACGCCGCGCGGCAAGTCTTGCGGCTCCTCGGTATAGACCATAAACTGGACATCGGCGGGCCAATAGAGGGCAAAGCTTTTCAGGAAATTATCGCCATATTGGCGCGCGCCTTGCGGGTTCCATCCTGAGCATACTAAAATCATCATTCGCCTCCATTTATCCGGATAACGGTATTCGTAATATTGCCGGAGTCGACATAAAGCAGAAAATGGGCCAGCCGGGCGACATCAATGGCATTTATCCATTCACCGCGCCGCCGGAAAAAGGCGCGGTCCATTAAATTGCTTTTGTCATCGCGGCGCTGGGTCATGCCGCTGTCCAAAATTATGCCGGGCGCGATTCCGACGATTTGCTGGCGCGGAAATTTAAGCTTGGCCGTCTCGATATAAAGATGGATTGCTGCCTTGGCCCCAGCATACGCCATATCAAAGGAACCGCGATAGCCGGACTCCGAGCCAATAATACAAATCCGGGCATCGGCGTTGCGGCTGATAATTTCATCGCATAGCTGCCCAATACGAAGGAAATTTGCCTCCCATGTCATGCGCGCGGCGGCATCGCCGATGTTCTCCAAATCCTGCCCGGCAAGAAATCCAGTGCAAATCAGATAACGGGAATGGGCGGCGGCATCGATATCGCCAAGGGTGCGCGCCTCGATTGCCTCATCCGGCGACAGCAATGAGCAAAAGCGCTGGGCTATCGTGGTATTAAATCCGGATATACAAATGCTCATCGCGTCAATCGCCGATGATATTGCGGACTGCGCGCTCGGCGGCGATGACAGCATCGATTTTGCCCGCCCGGACTCTAATCATCTGATGGCCAACGAGTGCGACATCGCAAAGCCTCGTATCCGCGCCCGATAGCGGCATGGCGCGCACTGATTTCATAATATCGATTATCTGGAATTTCATCACCGCCGGATAATAATGCGCCATGCTTTCCATCATATTGGCGGCTTGCAATGCCAAGTCGTTCTCGCTGATTTTATCCAGCATGATTTTGGCTTCAAAGTAATTCTTGATGCCTTTGGAAAGCGGGGTCCATAATGCCGAGGACAATGAACAAAGCCCCTCCGAGCGGTCCCAAGGATAAAGGCTCGGGAATGCGCCATCCATGATAGTCACCGCCTTGTCGGCATCGCCAGCTAATTTGAGGACAACGCAAGGCTCATATCTATCGACGCCCGCGCTATCGCCCGCGCAAAAGGTGCAATCGATGAGCCAATCAAATCCTTGCTGGGCGCGATTATTGGATTCCAGATGCAAGCAATCAGCCAGCTTTTTCTTGAAAAATGCTTTGGCCAGCCGCGTGACGATATGCCTTTCGCCTGTTAGCATCGCGCCCGCGACATTTTGCAATCCAAATTCAGCCGGGCGGGGCAAGTCGATAAACGGAACCTCGCCCGTCATGGTTTGGCGATATTGGGCGTAATCGACTTGGCTGGTATCATTAGCAACGGCATATATATTGACCGGGATGCTATCGGTCAAATCTCCATATC